CATGGTCAATTGCCAAGTCGCCCCACATCTCGCGCGCACAAGGCAGGCAGAAGATGTCTGCACCTGCTTGTATCGCGTAGACACCGGGCCATTTGCCCTCTGTCCCAACGATGACATCAGCCATTCTTTGTACCTCCGATGCTTTGTACATCCGGGCAGATACCCGGCCACGTCAGACGACATGCATGGTTTAACGCGCCTTGCGGTTGCGGATGACACACAGCCCGATGACAGCCCAGGTAAGCGCCACGCCTACAATCCAGGCAATGCTCATGGCTGCGTTGTCCATTCCTGCGTTCATCATGTGTCACCTCTTAAGACTTGCAGACTATCAGCCAGCCACTTTTGACTAGCTGATTGCTGCAACCCTCGCAAGGGTTGCCCATACTCCCCGGCGTTTTGCCTCGTTGCTTTGTCGCGGGTCACGCGCCGCGTCGGGAGTAGGCGTTATGTCCTTAGCATCTGCCTAACTTTGGCCGCAGTGAGCCAATCTCGCCAGGGTCCGCGTCCGTGCCTGTGCCGTGGGTTCACCAGATGTCCTGTGCTATCGCCGCACAGTCAGTCCAGGTGACACGCGCAGGGAGGCTAGGCGTGGAATGCGCTAGGCTGCGGTATCGAAGGTTAGGGTTCGGTTCGGTTGTGTGTCGAGATGCACGCTACTGCGCGCGGTTGCCTGCTGCCATAGGATGCACCTCCGAAGTTCAAGAGTCTGCACCGCGTTCAACAATTTAAACTTGCGGTCACACGTTCAAACGATTATCGCGCTTGTCAGGTCACATCTGTACTTTTAGCTTCCCTCGCTGGAACCCTTCCCAACGGCGTTGTATCGCGCCGTTTCTCGCCTATGCCGGTTGCACTGATAGTGCCTACTGCCGACCTAAGCGCCGCCAGGTATTGCCGAACCCTTCGAGAAGCATGCTTATCATGCCAGAAGACATGATGTCTGCTTTCCGTGCCTGATTGCGTGATATTCGCCTGTTAATGTGCCTCGCATGTTCAAACGGGCGAGTCTGTCAATCGGTCACTTTTCTTTGACTCGGTTTACAAACTTGCATCCGTTGTCATGCGGTCCCATGTTCAAACGCTCAGAGGTGACAATCGGTCACACATACCCAAATGGGTATAAATACTCGTTGACTGCTGATGCTGCCTGCATTGCGTTCTGATATTCAACGCGACACACGCACGCACACACGCACGCGCGGGGAAGACGCACAAGCACACACATACGCCACACATGCGGTACTCACGTCTCTATCCCCAACGGTACACCTCTTGTGACCGGGCTAGATGCTTGCTCGTTGGGCGACATAAGATACGCGGCGGCAAGTACTCGCGTGCTTCGGTCCTGTGCTCGCGTGCGCATATAAGGGGGCACTCAACTCTTAAAAATACCGGGGCTGAATCTATAGCGACCGAACGGTAATAGGCCCAACAAGAGTGAATGACTTTCCAGAGGGTTTCTGGAGACTTTAGGGCGGGAAGCCCTACTGTTGGGACTACCTTTATGGTGGACTGTTTATACTCAACGGGCGAACGAAGAGTCGTGCGGAAGAGCAATATATTAAAGCTTAAGATTTGCTGAAAATCAAACCCCACGTCCGTTGGTCCCTGCCTACGCACTATTGCTTACACCGGGCACTTTACGGAAGGTCGGCAGTCTGGTATAACAAGTGATAAGTCATTTTTGCAACTCGGTGCAAAATGTGAGGACAAAGGGCCGCTCGTATGGTATACTTCCAATAAGATACATTAGTGGAAGTTACGGACGGTCGTTTTAGAGGGAGTGAGGGATGTGTCTGTAGCGGTTTTCGACCCCGTAGCGTGGCACAGGAGAGCAGCCGAGCTTTCATTGAGAACGCCATTCTCGCACGAACAGTGGTTGATGTTGCTACCGCACTGTCCAGACATCACGAACAACGAGGCCGTAGCAGCACTACACGTCTGGTACGACACGGACCAAGGAGACTTCGTTCGTATCCTCAAGATTCTGACCGACATCAAAGGAGAAGACAAAGAATGACACTCGCACTCGTAAAGACAGGCATGACCGAGCCGCAAATTGACGCACTCGTGGAGGCGTGGCTGCAAGAGAAGTTCACCAGGAGTCAAAGCCAGAAGACCGTGGACGAGTACCGCACCTACTGGAACAAGTTCCGGCAATACTTCAGGGACACGGTTGGGGAGATTCCGACCACGCACCCTGACCTGTTGCACTACATCTCCATCGCTCTTCAGGACTGGAGCGCGAAGGGGAACAACGGGGAAGTGCTCGCCCCAGCGAGTATCAACGCCCGCATCGCCGCCATTAGCTCCCTCATGGAGTATGCCCAACGGCACAGTGTCATTGACCTTAACCCGGCCAACATCGTGCAGCGCAAGCCAGTCCAGGCGTATCGAGGGGCAACGTCCCTTCCCCCCGCGACCATCATGGAGAAGCTTCAGCAGATAGACTGTGCGACCCTCCAGGGCAAGAGAGACTATGCGCTCCTGGCGATAGCTCTGGTGACGGGTCGGCGGCTCTCGGAGGTGGCGAACCTCCAGATGTCCGACATTCACTCGGAGGGCGGTCCAGATTCGCTTCGTGTGCGGCTCGTATGGCGCAGGGCCAAGGGCGGAAAGTCAGCGGCGGATGTGCTGCCAAAAGTTGTTGCCTGGAAGCTCCTGGACTACGTGGAGGCAGTCACCGAGTGGTTGGGGTACTCGCCTCCGTATCTTTGGGTCGCCCTGGCGCGCAATGCCTACAAGGGAACCCAACTGGGCATCAAGGGGCTGGAGCTTGTCTGTGACAGGCACTTCGGCACGACGAAGTTCCACACCTTGCGCCACTCCTTCGCGCACGCAATGGAGCAGGCTGGAGCGGACATCTCGGAGATTCAGCGGAGGCTCATGCACTCGTCCCTCCAGACGACCGGCATCTACCTCCAGGCGCTCCGAGACGATGAGAACAAGCACGCAGACGACTTGGCAACGATGTTCGGAATGGGGTGAGGACATCGGGGGGTAAATGTGTTACAATGTAATAGTACAGCTAGTACACTTTCCCCCCTTCCCCTTGGGCCAGGTGTCTCCCCCTCCCTGGTCCTTGCTCCTGGTAGCTCAGTTTGGTTAGAGCGCCCGCTAGGCAATTGCACCGTTGCTTGTGGGAGGTCGTAGGTTCAAATCCTACCCAGGGGTCCATGCCTTTTTTGACAATTTTGGCCTCCAGTAGCATAACGGCAATGCTCAACCCCTCAGCGCGCCCAGGAGGGTGTGATGCAGGTTCAAGTCCTGCCGGAGGCCCCGCTTTCTCCTTGTTGGGGAGGGCGTCAAATCACCAGGAGGAAACGACGTGGCAGATTTTGTAGACAATATCATTGACAATGCCGCCACCATCGCCGCGACCGCCAACAGTCCGGCATTCACTCGCCCAAGCGCCAACAACGAGGGTCAGCACAAGGTTATCTTCCTGGCGTTCATTGGCGCAGCGCCAACCGGGACCGCACCTACCCTCACGTACAAGCTCCAGTCGTCTCTTGACGGCGTTGTTTGGCACGATGTGTCCAGCACGGCAGCCCTGAACACGAACCAGCAGACGGCTCGTCTGGAAGCCAATGCGCTTGAGCCGCAGTGGCGTGTCGTGAAGACCATCGGAGGTTCGGCCAGCCCAACCTTCACTCTCGTCACCTCGCACCTGCTCTTCCCGAAGTCATAAGAATATGACGCAGTACCGCTCTGCGCCGGGAATCTAAATGAAAGTGGCGTGGCTGTAGGACCTACGACAACGGCCCTGCTTACACCTCCGGTAGCTCATGAGTGGTAGAGCGGCGCTACTGTAAATGGCGAGGAAGGCGGTTCGATACCGCCCGGAGGTCCCAGCCAGTCTTGTCCCGATGCCAGGACTGGGCAGCGTGTCGGGTTGCAACCGACCCACAAGTTCGTGGCCGACTTTCGGGCGCTGTGGCTTCGCTAGCCCCTTAGCCTTCGGGGTATCCTCCGGCCTGCGCTTGCAGACGGAGGGTGTAGGCTCCCCCGGCCAGGGAGACGCCGTAACGAGGGTGTGCGCGAGCGGCAACGCGCCCCTACCGAAGCCACCGCCAATAGCCGGTCTTTGAACCGTAGGTGGACGCCCTCAGCCTTTTCACTCATGGCGGATTTTTTAACCGCCCCATTCAAACGTCACTCTTCAAAAGCCCTGACCCTCGCGGGTTGGGGCTTTTTCCGTTGGGAGGCACATCATGTCCGTTCAGACCGTCAAGCGTCACAGCGTCGCCGCACAGACAATCAATGCCAGCGGCAATACTGGTGTTGGGGTCAATGCTCTCGCCAACCTCTCCGACATGGACAAGTCGCGCGCCGTAGTGGCCCTCATCAACGCTCCCAACGCCCCAACCGGCACTACCCCGTCGCTCACCTTCTCTCTGGACGCATCACACGACGGCGGCAACACGTGGTTCAACGTCAAGACGGCCACGGCCCTGACGGCTGCTGGACAGGTTCGCCTCTCATCGGTGGACCTCATTGAGCCTCACGTGCGTGTCTCGTGGGCTATCACAGGAGCGGGGGCGACCTTTACCGGAGTGACAATCGACCTGTTATTCAACTAACATGCCCAAAGTTCAGGTCACGCGGGACTGGGATGCGGTCAAGACCGACATCGCAGCGTTCGCCAAGGTGTTCCTTCGCAAGCGCGACGGGTCGGTATGGGAGCCACATCCTGCCCAACTGGAGATTCTTCGAGGGGTGAAGCGGACGACCACTGTTGTCACAGGACGACAGTTCGGAAAGTCCGAAGGTTTCGCGGCCAAGGCAGTATTCTTCGGAGTGACACATCCGCACCGCAAAGTGTGGGTATTTGCCCCAACACTGGAGCAGGCCAAAATCATCTTCGGAGAGATTGTCCAATTCTTCAACCACAAGCCGCTCTCCGACCTCATCGAGGGCAAGGTCCACAACTCTCCCTTCCCTTACTTCAAGCTCAAGAACGGTGTCGAGTATCACTGCCGGGGACTCAACTCTCCGCATAACGGTCGAGGCAACAACGCGCATCTGGCTATTGTGGACGAGGCGTCCTTTGTGAAGGAAGGCGTCATCCGAGAAGTTGTGGAGCCATTCTTCAACGTCACCGGCAAGGAAAAGGACTCGGCACTCGTGCTGGTGTCCACTCCCTACGGCCAGGGTGAGTTCTACGACGCCTGGACTTCCTGCGGCAAGCAGGTAGAGGCTGGCAACCCTCGCTTCGCCCGGTTCCAGTTCACGAGCTTCGACAACCCTTATGCGGACATGGAGCACCTAGAAGAGATTAAGAGCCGGTATGGTGAGGACTCTCCAATCTGGCTTGCGGAATATATGGGGCAGTTCCAGGACGATGACCTTCAGGTGTTCTCTTCGAGAGACATCAAGACCGCTTACGAGATGTGGGACGAAGACTGGCGCTTCCCGTTAGTGCCTCTGCCCAACCACAGGTATGTACAGGGAGTTGACCTTGCGAACCGCTCGGACTATTTTGTTGCCACGGTCCTTGATGTCACGAGCCGCGAGAGAAATGTCCTGTCTTTCATGGACCGCTACCGGCGTCGGGGATACCCGTTTTATAAGAGTCGCGTCAGAGCGAACTTCAACGCTTTTAATCGTGCGCGGACCATTGGCGATGCAACTTCAATGGGTGAGAGCGTTGTGCAGGACCTTGCTGACATCAGCATCCTCGGATACGAAATTTCAACGAATGATGCGAAGTGGCAGATTGTCCAGGAACTCAATCGCATGTTCCAGGAGCGGCGGCTTGTCATCCCGTTCCAAAAGGACATCATAGCCGAGTTGGGGTACTTCCGCTACAACATAACGCCCGCCAAGGTGATGCGAATGGAAGCTCCGCGAGGCAAGCACGACGACATCGTAATGTCCCTCGCGTTGTGCGCGCATCTCGCTTCTGTCCCGGTCATGGTCGGCAAGGTCCGCTCCCTCTCCGTTGGGTCCTTCGGCTACGGGCGCAAGTCTGAGAAGGTGGACCATAACAAGATGTGGCGCGAGTACATGGGCGAAGACGCCGCGTAGGAGAAATACATGGCTACCCTGCTATCGAAGGCGCTCCAGCGCGCAGACGAAGCCCTCCAGAAGGCGTCACGCAACACGCTGACATCCTACGTCCCCAACTCCCCGGCGCAGTACGGCCAGCCCCTCCCACTCCAGGGCGACGCCTACGGACTCATCACTCCTGAGCGCATGCGCGACATGGTGCTGAAGACCCCCTCTGCGTCGAGCATGGTCAACGCCATTCTGGACTTCGCTGTTGGGGTCAAGGTTGATGTACGGCATGTGGACCCGTCGCAGAAGGCTCCCACCGCTGCTGTCAAGCTCGTCCGGCAATACCTCACGAAACCCAACAACCAGCAGACGGGGCGGCGCTTCCGTTACATGCTCATGCGCGACCTCATCACCTTTGGGTACGCTGGCGTCGAGATTGAGCGCAATGCCTCTGGAGGCGTGGCGAACCTACACGTCCTGGACAACGCCCGCATCCGTGTGGACCATGACGAGCACGGCAGAGTCCTGGGCTACAACATGATAAACGCCTACGGCATGCCGACAAAGGGGCCGGACGGAGTTCATGCCTGGCAGCCCAACGAAGTCATCTGGTTTGTCCGTGACGAGCAGTCCAATACAGTCTATGGTGTCTCTCGCATCCAGCAACTCTTCGCGTTGGGCGTTCTCGAAGCCCTCATCCTTAACTTCATCGCCAACCGATTCACCGAGGGCAACGTACCCTACGGCGTCATTGACCTGGGCGAACTCTCGAATGAGGAGTTGGACTTCGCGGTTGACACCTGGAACGAGCAGATTGCCAAGGGCGGGGAACATCGCATCGTCTTCACGAACTCTCGCGGCGGCGCAAAGTGGTTCCCGTTCGCCTACGGGCTGAAAGAGCTTGAGGCCAAGGAACTCCTCGCCAGCATCCGCATGATGATAATGGGCATTATGGGCGTGACGATGAACGAGCTTGGGGAGTCCCAGGACATCAACAAGTCCAACGGGTACAACCTCAGCTTCGTCTTCAAGAAGCGCGCAATCGAGCCTCTGCTGTCCGAGGTGTGTGACACGCTCACTGTTGGGCTATGTCACAACGAACTCAACCTGCCGGATGTCGAGCTTTACTACGATGAGATTGACTCGCGTGACGAGCTTCTTTCCGCTCAGATTGACGATGTGCTCCTGAAGGTCGGTATCGCCAGCATCAACGCCATCAGGAACCGCAAGGGCCTGCCGAGCGTGCCAGGCGGCGACGACCCCTGTGTCTTCACCGGACGCGAGTGGATTCCCGTCTCTCTTATCAATGAGTTTGCCAGGACCCAGCTTCAGCAGCTTCAGTTAGTCAACGCGCAGTTGATTCAAACGATGATGATGAATGCTGCGAACCCTGACGCTGCTGCCCCGGACAATGTTGCGACCGTGAAGCCAGCTCGCGCTCTTCCGCCCGGACTCCCCTCCTTCCCACAGACTCCTGGAACGGTCGGCAACCCTGGAGACGCTATCCGCCTGCCGCAGTCCGAGAATAACCCCCAACGGCCACGAGGCGCTGTCCAGGCTGGCCGCAATGCCGGTATCCGAAAAGAGGACATCAGTGGACATTAGTCAGTGCGTCGCGTACATCCGCCTCTGCCCGGAGTGCAAGCCTCGCTGGAGCATGGACCCAACCAAACAGGTGACATTCGGGGCGAAGAAGGACTGCCCAACCTGCAAGGGCTACGGGGTTCAACTCAGTAGCAAACCGTTCCCGAAGGAGCAGCCCAGTGGAAACTAATCGCATCCTGGAGGCCATGCTGTACAAGTCGCTCACTGCCGCCGAGCGCAAGAATGCGACCGAGTACGCGGGTCCGGGCGAAACCTTCCCCCTCTATGCGAACGGAGAGCACCTGCGGGCCGCATGGGACCTAGCCGGTCATGCCGACAATCCTGCGGAAATTCGCCGCAAGGTCGTGGACTTCGCGCGCCGACACAACCTCACTCATCTCCTGCCCGATGAGGCACGTAAGGAAGCTGATGCGGTCAAGAAGGCCCTGACGCTCCTGGTGCTCAAAAAGGCACGCACCTCCGACATCCAGTCGCTTCTTGAGCTTGCGTGGAGACACGAGAACCTGGAGGGCGACAAATATCAGCAGGCCAACATCGCGCACTGGGCGAAAGCTCACGGAATGCTCCAATTGCTCCCCGCCAGCGCCCATTCCATGCTGCATGACGAAGGCATCGTCCATGAGCACGACGGCGTTCAAAACAGCCACGAAGGGCAGCACGAGCATGTCATGGCAAAAGCCTTCGCTGGTGCGGTGTTGATAAAGGCTATGGACGGCACGGAAGAGGTCATTATCGAGGGTTGGGTTTCCACTCCTGATGAGGACTTCGAGCGTGATGTCATTGAGCCGGAGGCGTTCATTCCAGCAATGGACGGATACGCCGGAGTAGGCATGCCGCTGACCTCAGAACATCAGATGTTCCCCGACCGGAACGAGCTAGTCAAGCTTCCTGTTGGTCATGGACAGCGAATCGCAGTCGTGAAGGACGGGAAGATTATCAAGGCGGCAACGCATCCCGACGATGCAGCCGACTTCGAGTTCTTTCCTGGCATGGGAGACGGCGTGTGGGGCCGCTTCCTGGTGACGGACGCCACATGTGCATCCGCCATTAAGAAGGGCAACATTCGCGGCTTCTCGTTCGTGTGCTGGCCTGGGGACGCACAGCCCCGTTACCCGCGAGGCCGTCTGGTTAAATCGGTACGACACTGGGCTGAGACTACAGTTGCCGCGTTCCCTGTAAACCAGGGAAGCAGAATTGTCGCGGCGAATAAAGCGGCTGCATAGCCGAAGGAGTTTGTAATGGACAAGCTTGAGGAAATGCTCGCAGAGCAGATTCAGAAGGCCCTGAACACCGCGCTCGCCGCGCAGAAGCCTGCTGCTGAGACGGTGGACGTGAAGGCAGAGATTGCCGCAGCCGTCGAGGCTGTCAAGGCTGAACTTCCCGCGCTGGTGAAGGCTGCTGTCGTTGAGACGACCGACCGCGAGGGCGTTGGCCGCAAGGGCACTATGGGCGACAACATTTCTGGCCCGACCCTGGAGAGCGACCCCGTGAACTTCCTCCTCGCCAAGGCGAAGACCGTCAAGACGGTTGACGACTGGTCCCAGGAAGAGAAGGCAGTCATCGCCGGTATCACCGTACAGTACATGCTCAAGGGCATGCTGGGCAGCGACGACGACGAAGACTAATTGCCCACGTCTGTAATATTTTACAGGAGAACTCGTAAAATGAACCCGATTGACCAGATTATTCGTAAGGCAATTTCGACTACGGTCCAATTCGCCAAACTCATCCCTCAGATTTGGGCTGCTGCCGTTGAGCCGAACCTTCGCAAGCGCGAAGCCCTCCAGCAGTCGGTGCTCGTGAACCGCGACCTTGAGGTTCCTGGCGCTGGCGATACGGTCTTCATCCCCTTCCTGGGCGACATCGCCGCTGCCGACGACCTCACCGAGGGTGTTGACATGGCGATTACGACCATCAGCACCGCTCAGAGCTTCGCAGTGGTTCCCGCCGAGCGCGGCAAGCTCGTTGAGATTACCCGCAAGGCCCTGGACCGCATCAAGTATGACGGCGTTGCTGAGGTTCTGGACCGCCTCGCCTACTCCATGACCCTCAAAATCGAGGGCATGATTGCCCTGCTCTGGAACCAGTCTGTCATCCTGACCGACGCGACCAACCTGGGACCAATGACTCAGGTGTACCCCAACGGGCACAACTCCACCAATGTCACCCTCACCGATGTCCTGGATGATGCGACCATGCTGAACGCCATTGCGACTCTTGAGGAGCGCGATGCGGTCAACTGGCCGGACGGATACTACCGCTTCTACTGCACGCCCCGTCAGTACGCACAGCTTCTCAAAGACCAGAACATCCGCAACGACATCCGCTTTGCCAGCCCCGACCGCCTTCTGAACAATGAGAAGGGTGCGATTCACGGCTGCCGCATCGTCGTCACGAACTACATTGTCACGCTGACGGAAAACGCCGTTACGGTTGCTAAGGGCCTGCTCCTAACGCCTCGTTGGGCAGTTATCGCCTACAAGCGCCGCCCGGAAGTCTACGTGGACAAGACGCTGTACGACGGTGGACGCCGCCGCCGCTTCGGTGTGACCGCCGACTTCGACATCAAGCTCCTGCACCAGGACCGCGCAATCGTCGTCTGCACGTCTAACGCTTAACGCGAAAAGAGGTCCACGATGCCCTACTCGAATAATCCCTATTGTGCTCGCGCGGATGTGAAGACGGCTCTGGACCTCACCGGCACCGCTAAGGATACGTGGATAGACGAGCTTATCACCGAGGCTCAGGCAGAGATTGACCAGATTCTAGGTTATAAGTGGCAGTTCACGACCGTTCCTGAGACGCATTACTTCGACGGTCGCTGCGACCGGGACACCCTCATCGTTGGGGACATCGTGTCCTTCTCCCAGGTCCTTGAGAATGGCATTGACATCACGGCCATGTGCCAACTAGCTCCCTACAGTGCCGACACGAAGTACAAGCTGGTCAAGACGAGTTCCACCGCTGGTTCCACGGTTTCTGCGGGCGTCGAGTTCACGGAAGGGCGTCGAAATATCGCTGTGACAGGGGTGTGGGGGCGCAACTCCTCCATTCCCCTCTGGCTGAAGCGCATCACCATTCGCCTCGTTGTCCACTGGGTCAAGATGCAGGCTACGAACTACTCTGACATGATGACTGACCAGGCGGGCGTCAAGCAGCGGTACATGAAGCGCATCCCCGACGACGTGCGTGAAGTCCTCAACAACAAGTCTCGAATCTACTTCCGCTCGCTGAGGTAGTCCCATGATGACCGTCGAAATTGAAGCTCCCAACAACTTCTTCGCTCAGAACTACTACAAGACCCTCATCACGCGGCTCTACGAAGCGACGGAGTACCTGGGAACAATGGAGCAGTTCAACGTCTCCGAGCGAACTCCGGTGGACACCGGGGCACTCATGGCTGATGTCAGCTTCGAGGCGAACCACGACCCCAGCAGCCCGCTTCTGGCCTTCATCTATTCCAATACGACCGAGCAGCAGGCACAGTGGGGGCGCATCTACGAGGCGTACCAGGAGGGCGGTGCTCTAGGACTGGCGACGTACACGAACGACCCGCACGAGATGTACGCGAAGATTCTGACCGACGACATTCCAGCAATTGAGCAGTGGGGTGCGGACGCGCTTCAGGGCGGGTTGGACGAACTCGCTAAGGGACAAGGCTTACTATGACCTTCAATCCAGGCAACACCGTTGCCGACCTCAAGACGGCCCTTGGCAACATTGCCTCCACGCAGATTGCTGGCATTACTCGCGTCTACACGAACGAGCCTGACGGACCTCCCGAAGACAACTCGGTCATCGTTGGGAGTCCGCAATTCAAGGTCCTGGACGAGACGGTTTCCAAAGGCAAGGTTGTCTTCACATTCCCCATCCGCTACTGCGTGACACGCCGTGGGGACGGTGAGGACATCGTGAAGGTCGAGAGTTACTTCCTGCCCTTCATGCTCGCGTACAGTGCGTGGAGCAACCAGAACCTTGACCCTGACGCCTTCATTTGCCTGGTCACGAGCGGTGGAATTGCCCAGTTCGTCTACGCCGGTCAAACCGTGCGGGCCTTGATTGTCAACGTCTCGGTGACGACCGAGTTTAATGTAAATGTCTAGGAGCTTCCACAATGCCACAGTCAATCACTAGAAAATCATGGCTTGCGGGCTGTTTTGAGACGGTTCCTCTGACGCTCGCCACCGAGGCCAACGCAATCGCTATCCCGACCAAGGCGGTGATGAAGGGTCATCAGAACTTCGAGTACCTGAGCGAAGAGCGCAACACGGTTGATGAGAACAACGACCGCCAAGCGACCACCAGGGAAGGGATGACCGACCCAAAGGGAGCATGGTACAACGACTCGGCTGCACTTTTCCTCTTCGGTGTCACTGGATTTCCTAGCTCCGCACAGCCCTCTCCCGGCCCTGACCCGACAGTCTGGAAGCACACGCTACAGCTTCAGGACACGCCACCGACCCTCTCCCTCTGGAAGAGCTACCATCAGGTGACGTACTTCGCCCCTGGCGGCACGGTTCAGAAGCTCGTCCTGAAGTTCACCTCTGCGAAGCTGCTGGACTTTGACGCGAGTGTTCACCACCTCTGGCCGACGAAGTACACGCTTGGTACGCTCACTCCCTCGTTCTCTACTCTCAAGCCGTTCGCTGGCTACTTGCCGACACTCACCACGTCTGCCGGTGTGAGCCAGGACATTGACGAGATGACCATAACGGTTGAGCGCAAATCTACACCGTGGTTCCCGTCATCCGGTGTGCAGGACT